CATATCCAGTCGCTGTAATACCATCAATTACAATTGCAGTGTCTACATCAACACCTGAGAGTGCAGAACTTGTTGTTACGGTAATTAGATTTGATGATGTTTCTCCATCACCAGCCTTGATGCTGCTGATACCAACAGATCCAGTTTTAGGCCCAGTAATACGAAATTCGTCAATCTTTGCTTGAATATCTAATCCAGTAGATGGATAATCTGGTTCAATCTGACGACCAGATGTAACACCATACACTAAACCAACCTTTTCATAATACATGTCAAGGTCAGTTCTGGTATTTGATCCGTATGTTTGATATGTGTCGTTGATTCTTACTTTGTTTACACCATCAGCATACTCAAATGCAGTCAATTTATGGTGTGAGAAGTTTGGTTTATATGTATTTTCAGTATAGTCAAGATACACAACACCATTAGGATCTGCATCAAATATAGAGAACTGCCAGAAATAACTAGCACCAGTTACACGGAATATAGCCGAATTTTCTACTGTATCATTTAACGGATTAGGAACAAATTTTGGTCTTATCTTCGTTTTTCTTAAATCTAAACCAACAAGTGAAGTTCCACGAGGTATAATTACACCACCATGAACACTATTCAACTTATATAGAGCATTATTTACATTTGTCAGTTCATAGTTAGTTGTTAAATCCCATGCAGAGAAATCAGATGTGGTTGATCCTATTCTAGTTCTAAAATTACCCGATCCATCAGGAATATATCCAGGCCTGTTGTCTATAACATGATCACCAGGATACAGTAATATTGTTGTCTGTGCAAATCTATCGTTATTTAACCCTGACTGATATGAAAATCTTGCTGATTCTATTAAAGCTCTCTGAATTGTCTTAAAAGGGCGAGTTAGAGAATTGCCCTTATTTTCGATACTATCAGTCGCATCCAAATCATTCGGGCTAACATATAAAATGTTCCCTCTAACATTCTTTAAAAAATTCTCTAATCTGGAAAGACCCATTTTATTTTTATACTATTTGATTATTTATGCAGCGAGTACAGCACTAATATGCCCACACGAGTGCCCCGCTATTACTTACAAGGTATTTATAAAAAATCTAATGGAGCAAAAAAAATGGCGGGATTTTTTTCCCGCCTTTTTGGAAGCTAAAGCTGATTTTGGTGGCCGTCAAAGAGGATTGACGTAAGATACCACATCATCAGTCGCTGTATCACGCACAAACCGTAACATATTCATAAACTGATCCACGGTTTCACAGTCTACGGTCTTTTCATCACCTTCACTAGAATACAGATAAAGTTTACGTTTGAGTGGATCAACGACACAACGTGTCAAGTATTCATCATTCATTAGTGATTGTCTTATATATGATGATCGTAACACAATCAATACGGTTTGTCAAGTTGTATAAGTGTTTCTTGGATAAAGATAATTTGGATCGCGAAGATTAATCTCTTCGGGATCCATTTCTGATTTTTCATTCCAATTAGGATCTGGATAATCATATCTACTATTACCCTCATACTCAACCAATACTGGGTTTACATCTTTTCTCTCTCCATACACATGGTAAAAACAATTAATAGGTAATCCACCCTGTGCCTGTAAGTAAATGAATTCATCATCCCATCTTTTTACAATTATATCTTGATGAGAACCAACGGGTTGTAGTTGAATAGAAATACTATCAGTATGCACCAATCCTTTCCAAGAGTCTGGTAATTTTATTACTTTTTCATTTTTAATTCTACCCCTAAAGTAAACTCCTGCTTCAGGGCCCTCTAAACAAACATAACGAAGTCTCCATCCCTTTCCTTTTGTTGGATGTTCTATATCAAAAGATTTTGGAGGTAATCCATCAGCTTTTGAAAATCTGGCAGCGAGTCTTCCTTTATTACCACCATCAATTTGACCAGTTACATATAAATCACCTTTAATATAAACTGAATCAACACTACTACCACCAGTCACATAAAGAGCATTTTGAGTTCCACTATCACCTAAAATTTGAGCATTACCATTTACATGAAGTGATCTATCTGTTCCTTTAGTTCCCTCTCTACCAACCATTAAAGTAGCACTAGCACCTGAAAAAGCATCTACTTTTCCAATCTGAGTGTTACCCTCAATGTATGCAGAGTGATCAATTTTATCGTTTCCTATTCCTAATGCTTTAGGAACTCTCTTCTTAGCTGCAACAATAAGTTGCCCACCGTATGCGAATATTTCGTCTAGTGCAAATGCCATGTTAGATACTCTTTGAATTTGTTTCTGCTGGTTCTGGTAGTTTATCTTTCGTTAATGCACGAGAGATTCCTTCGATAAGTGGTGATAACATTTGAGTTCCAAGACCACCTCTCATTGTTAGCAAACCAGATGTCATAATCTTTAAAGATTGCTTTCCATCTATTGTAACATTTTTTGAGTCAAGTTTCAAGGTCTCATTTGCGTTTGCCCAAATAACACCTTGTGGAGCATTACCATTGGCAACAAGCTCAATATCAAGTGCCTCTAATTTAATCTTTCCTTTAGTTGCCTTGAGATGTATGTCACCGTTTTTAGCAAGAATCATGATTGCCTCTTGCTGTTGCTCCAAATCTTCACCAGAGTGAATAAAAGTAGAACCAGGTGAACTTAGTAAGGTATATCCTGTGCGTTCACCATCCTCATCAAATGACATAAAGTGTCTTCCATCAAGTGCTTGAATATGAACACTCGAAGTTACGTCACCTTTTGGGCTTAATTTACCAAAAGTTATAGCACCATTCATGGCACTCCAAACTTGGCTCCAATAATTTTTTTTCTCAGACATTAGTATCCTCCTCCGTAGCCGCCACCGCCACCACCGCTAGGTGTGCTAGGTGTAGATGGTGCTGGTGTTGATGGTGTTGATGATGGTGCGGGTGCAGGTGTTGATGGGGTAGAATATCCACCACCAGTTGATGGTGTTGTTGTTGTGCTTGGAGTAGCTGGTGTTGTTGATGGAGCACTTATTGGTGTGGTTGAGTAACTTCCTCTTGACGGAGAACTTATAGCTTCAATAGTGTCTTGTTGAACTTCAGTCTCTTCCACCTGACTTGTAGCAACAGTGCTTCCTGCAACAACTCTTCTTTGAAGACTTTCAAGTCTGGTGTTATATACCACAATATCAGTTTTAGATTTATCAGAGGTTCCTGCATACTTAATACCTCTTTCAAAATAAACATTACCATAATAAGGTTTGCCATCAACATAACCATTAATATTTAATCCAACCAAATCAAATACTTGAACAACATCTGTTATTACAGGTTCAACTGGTTGTGGGTCACGAATAATACTGAAATCAGGAACAAAGGTCGCATTAAATCCAGTTTCTGTATTCATTCTAATTCTTGGTAACTCTGTAAATCTACCTGATTTATCAACAGAGACAGACTTTATTTTACCAAATGGATCACAATTATAAGATAGAATAGTTCCATTACTAGGTATTACTTCTATCGTATCAACTCCACAATTATGGTTGAAGCCTGGATTAGTCACAGTTACACCTGTGAGTTCAAGAACAGCAGGATATTGTGGAACTGTTTGTGCTGGTGGAAGATATCCTTGCCCACTATCTTTAACAATTACTTGAACAACAACTCCATCTTCAATAATGGTTTCAAGAACAGCACCACTTCCATTATTACATGGATCAATAACTTGAACTTGTGGAGGTGTAATATATCCAAAACCACCACTTACAAGATCAGCTGCAATTAAATTTCCACTACTATCTACTACTGGGTTAGCACTTGCTCCCACACCACCACCTCCAAAAAATTTAAGAGATGGAGGGCCACAAGGTTGATCTCCAGTTATACATGGATCAGATCTAAGTAAATTTTTAGGAGTTAATGCATTTACCTCATCAATCGTCAAATATCTAACTTTGTCATCACCATCAATAAAAATAAATTCTGTATTAGGATTTGATTCTGCATATACATTTGCATCAGAAATCGACAAGTTCTGAATATATCCATCGGTTTCACTAATATATCCTACTTTAATATTATCAAATGAGATTGGTGTTATTGGCATTATTCTAGACTCTCCTGAACTGTGTCATATATTATATCATGAGGTGTTGTCGTATGAGCTATACCAACCATTTTAACTATAGATCCATCTTCTCTTTCATGAATATGAAAATCACCATAGTAAGGTTGACCATTTACATAACCAACAAGATTAGTTAAATCTTTTTCTCTTGTTTTTGGTTTGACAAATACTTTCTTAATTGTAACACCTTGTTTACTAGAACTCAACTTTTCAATGCCAGTTCCATATGATTTTCTTTCTTTAACAGAATTCACAGTATTTTCTGCAGAGGAAGCGATGGATGCTACGCTAGGTTTTCCGACACTTCCACCACCACCTTGCATTGTGTGAGTATCATTTGGTGAACACTCTGGATCTGGATCACAATTAAATATTTTAGTTATTGAATTAACAAATGATAATGCACTTCCAATGTCAAAAGCCATACCACCAAGTGCACCCAAACCTAAACCACCAGCGATTGGGCCAGCAAATGATGCACCCCCTCCAATTATAGCATTTAAAATTCTTGAATTAGAAGCAGCAAGACCAGCAGCTGCAGTAATCAAGTTAGGTATGTTACCATCTCTCATCGCTTGGAATACACCACCAATCCCTAATAATAAATTTTCACTCACACCCAAAATATTTGCTGCTAAAACAAATCCAGCTGCTATACCAGAGGGATTTGATTTATCATCAATTAAAGTTAGGGCCTCTGCGATTAAAGTTTGGTTCTCTGGTTTATCTTCACCAGCAAGATCAATAAATCCAAGTAATCCACGACCATAATTTCCATCTGCCCAGAAACGATTTGCACCACCAATTTTACTTGGATTTATCTTAGCTTCATCTGCTAAAGTTTGACTCATACTTAAAATCAAACTACCAGATGCTAATGATGCAAGCACATTATTTTCATTTATAGAATTATCAATTGTTCCTGCATCTGTTCCACCAGCCTCTGTGGATGTTCCACCAAGAGAATTTGAAACCTCATCAATAACAGGGCCAATTGCATCATCAAACCCTCGCATAATACTATTAATTGTTCCTCCTAATACTTCACCAATAATTTCTTCAGTTTCACAAAGTGGTGTGGGTGTATAATAATCATCAGGTGGAAGTGGTGCGACATTATCTGAACCTGGTGTATCCAAATCATTTCTACTTGGAACCACTGCTTCTGTGGTAACACCGACTGCACCTACACTTGATCCTGCCACTGCGTCTGTTCCAAATACCGCATCTGTTCCTATTCCTGCTGCTAGAGTTGAATTAACAACCCCAGCTTCTGATATAGCAGCATTACTAGCAGCATCTTGAGATTTCTTTCTCTTCCTATTAAAAGCATTTCTCAATGCTGCAGCAATCAATCCTGCTAGTGCAAGACCTGCTAAACCATTAAACAGACAAGCAATTTTTTCCAAACCTTCTACTTTTTTACTCAGTAATTCTAAAGTATGAGATGGTGGAGCTAAATTTTCAATAGGTGCGAGTTTTTCATTAAATTCTTTAGTTGTAAACTGCTGAACTTTATTCATTATTCCTTTCATATATTTTGACATCTCTAGAGATGCTTCTTCAATCGCTTTGTCTATGTTTTTATCATTTTGAAGTATGGGTAAACCAGCAGCAGCATTAGCATCTCTAAGAGACTTCTGCATTCTTTGTATTTTACCAGTTAAAGTTTCTATAACTGTTTGAATATTTCTTACATCTGATTGTGTGTCTGGATTAGGGCAAGCGAGTGCATGTTTTTCATCTAAAGTATATTTTTTTCTCTCTTCAGCAATTGTGTATAAATTATTAGAATCTATATTTTCTTTTGATACATTAGCATTTGATGGAGAACTATATGCTTCATTCCCTGCTTGTTTTGGAGCAAAATCTCCATCCTTAAGTTTCTTTTGTTCGTTTGGTTCTTCGTCTTGATTTTTAGAATAAAAACTTTGTGGTGTAAAATTTTCCCCACCACTACCCTCAGTTCCTGTCTTTCTCTCAAGTTTAGTCTTGGCATTATTACCAAGTATGCCCATAATTATAGGAGTTTGTTGATCCTTTCCATCAAGAAAAAATCCAAAAACAAAATTACCTTGTTTAATTCCAGGTGTTTGATATGATCCACCTTGGCCACCACCAGCAGTCACGGGATACATTACCTGTGCCCATGGTAAATCTTTTGCTTCTAGATCTGACTCATCTTTGTCATGATGACCCATGAGTCTAACTTTATATCGATAACCCCAACCAGGTATATCCTCAGTCTTTTCAAACGTTTCTGGATTAAGGTTTTCTCTCCATGTTGAATCGTCACAAACCTGACCTATCCACCAATTAAAGCCAGATCCTAGAAAGCTAGAATTAAATAATGACGATTCCATCTTTACTAATCGTCATATACTAGACACTCTGGTTCATCAGGATGAATGTCGCAGAATACTTCTAAAACATTAGGATCATGGTGGTCTCCCGCCTTGATCTCGTCTTTATGATGTTCAACATACTCCTCCAAATCATGCAACTCATCCTCAATATGATGACGCATAGGTTCAGAAGTTTTAGGATCAGCAAGGATCTCTTTATCTTTTGCGATGTGATCTTCTATACTTTTCATAGTAGTTACCTTTTACTGTGATTACCTTTTCTACCGAAGGAGTCTCTTGCTAAATTTAATTTAGTATAAGTTCCATCAGCATTGACGAAGTGGCATAAGTCAGCTATAATATATAGACCACCACTTTCCCTATTCAGTGTATCGCTTTTTTCACTATCAATAGCAGGAATGTCAACAAATATTACATCTCCTGCATGTAAACTAAAATCTCCAGCGATAGTTATCTCCATCATACCAGAAAAAAGTTGATTGTATCTACGGATTGCTTGATTTAATGTTTGTGCTGCTTTAAAATTATCTCTTTGGTTTTCTTTTATCTGCTCATCTGTGCTACCAGCAGGGAGAGTTCCGCTATCAATTAACATAAATGTTGTTCTTGTGAAATCTTTGTTAGGAGTATCAAATTTATTATTAAATTTAGGAAGTTTTTTACCAGCAAGTTTTACTTTATTTTTTTGCACGGCCTCATCGGCAGTTTTTTCTTCAACAACATACTCACAATTGAAAGGATCAAACAAAACTAATTTAGTCTTATAAGCACCCATGTTCATTTTTGCCTGAACGTTGACAGAACTATCTGACTGTTGTTCCAATATCTTTCCATCATATCCTGGTGGAGTTACTTTTGTATCGGTAGAGTTGTTAAAAATATATGATTTTTTTTGTGGTTTATCAAATAATTTATCAATAGATTTGAAGTGGTATCCATCTGCAGTTTCAAAGAAAAGAAAACCAGCACTACCATCCTCACCACCCTCTGGAATTGATTGTTTAGATAAAAGATTTAACATGTAATAAGGTTTTCGACCATTACCAACAAAATTGTAATCATTAGATGTTCTCTCAATATCTAATGGTTTTTTAGTTTTCAATCTATCTTTAAATATTTTTTCTATGTTATCAGATATATTTCCATCAAATCTAGAACGTAGTCTTGACTCTCCCATTTCATTACGAATAAACTCCTCTGACACTAATTCTAAACTAACAACATTTTTATTTGTATCTTCATAAATTGGAGTCACAGAGTTTACAATCATATCAACTTTAATTTTATTCTCTTGATTATCCTCGAACTCTAATCTAAAATCTTCAGTTCCTATAATTGGAAGACCTTCTATAGCAGATTGGCCATTAATCGCATTTCCCACATCACCATAAACAATAAATGCTTTGATAGAATCCTGTAAAATACTCTCGTAGTAAGTCAAACGAATTATTCCATTAGTTAAACCAACAGACTTTTGACTATCAACATTAGATGTAACGTCTGCTTTTGTTATACTAGCTGGTTCTGAATTTTTAGATGTATTTGCCATAATACTATTTACCCGCGTACATGGAAATTGCAGACTGATCTACAGGATCTTTTTTACGTTTTCTTGCTCCACTACCTCTTCTATTAGTTCTAACTTCTTTTACTTGAACAACTGGAACTGGAACGATTACTTCATTACCCTCACCACTTTCATAGGTTGTCTCTGCTGCTACTGCCTCTGCATCTTTACCAGCCTTATTCTGTTCACTTCTAGAGATACGACCCTCAATTTTATTATCAGCAACAGGTTTGAGATTACCTCCACTACTTTCCCCACCTCCACCAAAGAATGATTTAACAAGAAGAGGAGCTACTACGAATGGATTATACAACTGAAGAAGATTAGGAAGTTTTGTTATTTCCAATCCAGTAACACGTTTAATAGTTCCTGATACCCAGCCAGGAAGTTCAAAAGAGTGTTCTTCCATAAATGAATTAATAAAATTACCAAACCCTTTTTTAAAGAAATCAAATACTGCTTTACCACCTTTGAACATAGTCATGAAAGTGTCTTTTAGTTTCTTACCAACTTCACCCCATCCTTCACCCATTAATCCTTCATAGAGTAAATCACCAATAAACACACCAATCACTTCACCAATCAATGTTCCAAGAATAGGTATTGGTATGAGAGATCCAAGTGCACCACCCACTGCTCCACCTAATCCCTTAAAAATAGCTTGAGATGCTGGTTCTCCAGATAAAAGAGATACAATAGTAATGACAAGAGGGCCTACAATCGGAACTTTACTAAAGAACTTAGAAAGAAATGGTTTAGCACCTTTGAATGCAGGTGAAATAACTCCTGCAGCTTTACCAAATATCTTAGCAGCAAATCCACCAACCTTTGCTATACCTTTACTTACTAATCCTTTTCCCGCAGATAATATTTTTGATCCTGCTTTCCCTATACCTTTAGCTAAGTTTGGAAATAATTTAGCAAATACTTTAGCAGCAGTTTTAAAGATATTTTTAACAAGTTTGAATGCATTTCTTATCTTACTAATGATGGCAGTAAATATTTTTTTACCTATGATCTTCCATACCAAAAAAGCATTTAACAGAGGTTTGATATTCTCCATAAAAGTTGCAAACTTTTTAGCACCCTCTTCTCCAAAAATTTTTCCAACTATTCTTTCTGCACCACTAACAAGTTTATATCCAAAGTCAACCAGTGATGTGAATGCATTAAATAAAAACCCTACAGTGTCGAGAATCGCTTTACCAACTGCTGCTACTACAGCGAGAATACCTTTAACAAGAGGGCTATTAGCAAAGTCAATTAATTTCATTATGAGTGCACCAAATAAAAAATTAGTAATAAAACCAAAAATACCATCTAATAATCCTATCTTAGGAACTTTAAATTGTGGGCCTTTAGGTTTATCATCTTTATCATCAGGTTTTTCTAATTCAGTTTCTTGTGCAGCACGTTTAGCTTTTTCTGCGTTTAGTCTTGCCTTCTTAGCAGCCTTCTCTTTTAATATAAGACCACTCTTCATACTTTCAGCAATAGCAGATACAGCAACACTAATATCTTGCACAATTTTTATATCTCCACCACCACTACTTGTTTTTACAGGAGAGTCTGATCCTAAAGGAGTTACATTAATAGTTTGTTTTGATGCTGGAATATCTGTTGTTTTTTCACTACCAATTTTTCTACCCATCATGTTTCCAATAATCTCTTTATTGGTTTTACTTTTCACTATTCCGCTATCTTTCTTTTTACCTCTTCCCATCAATTTATCAGTAGCAACTTGTTTTGCTTTCTTCTTAACAAGTGCTCCTCCAACTGATTTTGCTATCGCTCCTAATGCCATACTATCTCCTTATCCCCAATGTCTGTTCCTTTGCAGATCCACCAGGTGCAGTGACATTAAATGAAGGTATCTCATCTTTTAATTCTATAGAATCAGATCCACCACTTATATTAGGAAGATTAAATTCTAACTTAGGTATTTTTGATGCCATTCTTGATAATGGTGGTGGAACTGGTAATTTTTTAAGTTGATTCTTCGCAAAATTAAAAGCACGAGCTTGTGGTGTTTTAGATATGAAATTTTTAACCATGCCACCAAGTTTCATATACTGAACATTTGCCATTCCACCTTCACCCATATATGACATGTTGTTTATCATACCACCTTCTTTCATGTATGAAGTATTATTTGTCATACCACCTTTACCCATGTATGACATGTTGTTTGTCATGCCACCCATCTTCATACCACCCATATTCATCATGGTTCCAACAGTTGAAGTTTTCATTTTAGATTTCTTCGTGGGTTTAGCTGGTTCCTGTTGTGAAGGTTTACCAACACCGCCAGCAGCAGCATTAATATTATATAAAGTATCAGCACCAACTTTATTTACTGCATCTTTAGTCAACACAAATTCACCAGGTGTTAACATCGCAGGAACTGTATCTTGATTTCCTTGGCCTGGAACTTCACCACCTTTATTAAATGGTTGAGGTGTAGCAACGTTTCTTCCTTCTTGCCCTCCTCCCTCTACTGTGGGTGTTGGTGTAACCTGATCTCCACTTTTATCTGGATCATCTGGTAATTTTATATCAAATGCAGCCCCTCTTTTATTTTTTTCATAATCTTTTTCTTGATCTTTTATTTCTTTATCTACTTGTTTATTAAAACCTAATATAGATTTAACAGTATCAATTAGTTTAGGAAGGAAACCAACTGTTAGTGCAATTATGCCTGGTATTAAAGCAAAGCCAGGGAATAGTGCCATCAGAACAGCGACCAGTGCAGGCCACCAATCTTTTAAAAATTTAAATAAAGAATCAATCTTTCCTTTGTTATCAGGATTACCAAACCAGTCAAGTAATTTCATGACTGCTGCACCAAATAAAAATAGTTTTAAAAAGTCAAATATCTTTGAGAATATTCCTTTTACTGGTGTGAGGGCTTTGTCAATTACGTTTGCAACTTTTTTAAATCTACCTGTCTCTAACATATTCTCAGCCTTTTCTCTCTTACTTTTCTCTCTTGCTTCTCTAGTATCATCTTTTTTATCTTTTTCAAGTTTCTCTTGACTTGCGACAATACCTTTGATGATATTCACATCACCAGCTATTTTTGTAAGCACACCAGACATATCACCACCACTCTCACTTTCAGCTGGAGGTAAATCAGGAGGTGCAGATGCTGGAGATATAAAATTCATTGCATCTTTTTTCTTTTTCGCTTTTCTATCCGCTATCGCTTTATCTTTTGCATCTATCTCTGCCTTTACTTGCTCTGGTGTCTTTGCATCTTTTCTTCTTTTTCTTGTTACTTTTAATTTACCAGTTGTATCTTTTTCTACTTCTCTTTGTGCTCTTAAATCTTTTATTGCTATTGCTAGCTCTCTTAACCTAGCATCTTTAGGATCTTTTATTTGAAGTGAATTGAAACTTTCTTTTAACGCACGAAGTTGACCCGTATAAGATTCTAGTTCAACGGGTTCGTATCCAAAATCATTTATAAGTAATTGCTTAATTTCCTTATTTGGTTTAGGCATTCGCTTTCGACTGATTGCGTTTAAGTTCTTCCTCTTCGAGATGTTGTTTTAGTAATCCAACATAGATGTCTCGTTCCCAAGGCATCATGTTTTCAATCTCAGTTAATGAGTATTTATGGTATTGCATCAACGAAAAGTTCAATCGGTAATAACTAGCAAGATCCATATGGATCATTGCTACCCGAAAAAAGACGCTAAGCCCTCAAGCACAACTTCACTTTCAACCTTTGTATTTGGATTAGTTACTTTAATAGTATGTGATAATTTAGGCATTGATGTAAAGAACTCCTCAATTTTTTTAAATTGTGATGAGTTCATCGATTCAAGAAACTCTGTTATTTCTTTCTTAGTGCAATCTGCTGCTACCCATACTTCCTCTTCATTGTATATTTTATCAATACATGATGCGATTAATTTAAATGATTGCTCCATCGCATTTTGATCATTGAAGTCAAAGTTGTTTTTAATAAATTCATCTAAAGAAGGATACTTTAGCTCCATCATTAAGTTTTCATCTAGTTTGATTTGATTTGAATGACCTTCAGTTTTGTTAACCTTAATATCATCTAAGTCAATAACAACTTTAACACTTGTTTTCTCATCATCAGGGCAAATTATATTAACATCTATTGATTCTCCAACAGATTTTCCACGAATGTTTAAAAACAAATATTCAATATCAAATGTAGGTAATGTTTCTACTTTAATTCCTTTAGTAAGAACACAACTCTTAAGAACTGCTTTGATAGCTGTAGTGATTTGTTTTGTATCTTCACTTTCTAAAGCAAGAACTAAAAGTTTTTCTTCTTTCACTAGAAAAGGTCTGTAATTTATTTCCTTTTCTAAAGACGGTAACACCATACTATACGTTGGTGTCGCAATTTTTGGTAAAGGCATGATATCCTATTATGCAATTCAGTATATTATATAGCAGGGTTAATTAGATAAAGATCTCTGAACAACTCCTCCTACTATATCTCCCAATAAATCTATTCCTGTTAATTTATCTACAGCAATATTAGCAAATTTACCAGCAAGATAAGCAAATGATGGGTCATTAGCATTGTTGTTAGCTGGTTTTGCACTATATCTAGAGTAGTTAAATGTGACTGTGCACTTCAACAAATCAGATGCATCATAGGTTACTGGTATTGATGCAATTGATTTTGGGAAAACATTTATGAAAGTATATGTTAATGGTCTTGTTCTACCTCTAATTGGGTCTTGTGAATGTAGATTCTTTTCAAACTTTGTTATTTCTAGACCACCTTTGTAGTTGTTTGGAAATTTTATTCTATAATAAAAGTTTTCACTATGGAAATCTGCAGTATCTCCTGTGATGTATGACATCCAAGATTCAAAATATCTGATAGGTAAATACTCTTTTGCGTCACAATAAAATGTCAATGATATTTCTGGATCGAATATTCTACGATGAACATATCTGTCTGTAACTCCAGAAAAATCATTTAATAACTCACCTGTTGCTAGATTTGAACCTGGCAATGTTGTTTCTGAACAAAACAATTGTAACTTTTCTCTTCTTACTGGATCAAGACCTCTAGCGTTAAACAAAGTTTCAATACCTTGTTGACGAAGATAAGTTCCAAATGAATCTCCAGTTTCATTTAGTTGTCTAGGATCACTAATCGACACCTGATAGAACGAGGTGGTTGCTGGTTCTAACAGATCCTTTACAATTTTATCTACTGTTAATCTCTGTGGTGGGATGGAAGCCATTTATAAATACATTTGACCTTATATATTATGTATGCAAGATAATGGCAGAAAGTATAAAAAGTCGCTATAAACCATCGAATCCAGAGAAATATCAGGGCAATCCGAACAATATTATCTGTAGAAGTAGTTGGGAAAGACGATTCTGTGTGTGGTGTGATAAGAATGAGAACATAATATCATGGGCATCAGAGGAGTTTTCCATACCTTATATGTCACCAATTGATAAACGTGTGCATCGTTATTTTCCTGATTATATAATCAAAGTAAAAGAAAAAAATAATAAGATTAAAAACTATGTGGTCGAGGTCAAACCAAAAAAACAAACTAGACCACCTAAGAAAAGAAAGAGAATGACAAAATCATATCTCTATGAGTGTCAGACCTATGCTGTGAATCAAGCAAAGTGGAAGGCAGCAGTTGAGTTTTGTGA